GTGTCATCCCTTTGAAACCAAACTCTTCAGCGCATTTGAGACAGATACCGCGCAACTCGGTACGCATACGAATATCGGCAGTGTTAAAGCCACAAGCGCAAATGTCGCAGTTCACTTGAACCCTCCGAGCCTCATGGCCACGATCGCATCTTGAGTTGACCGGGTCAGGTTGGACAAATAAATGCCGTTCTCTTCAGCGACATAAGCCAATTCAAAGAGTGCCTTTCTAAGCATTGCAACGTCCTCGCCAAGGCGTTGAATTTGCCATGCGGCGGCTTTCATTGCGATATCGGCTTTAGCGATCGCAACAGTCATTTCTTGCACTTGGTCAATCATGGTCGGGGCTCCCTAATTTGTCGGTATTTGCCGTCACGGTACACCAGCGGTGTGGCTAGGTTTGTGTCGGATTGTAGTTGGCGTCGTTCTTTCCATGTGAGACCCCCCCAAATTCCGTAACACTCAAGTTGGGTCGTAGAATATTTGAGGGATTCGGCTAGGCAAGACGGCCTAACGATGCAGGTCGCGCAAACGGCTTTTGCTTCAGCAATTTTTTTGCGTGAGTACCGTTCACCCGGTTCAAAGATGAACAGGTTTAGATCCATGCCTCGACAAGCTGCGTGATCCCACCAGCGTGCTAACACAGTCGCCAAGGTTTCCATCCGCAACCGCCACCCTCAGCAATATCAGAATAAAGCAGGTAGGCGAATCTGAGGTTGAGGGTTGGGTCAGACATGGCTTCAGCAAACGGCATATTGAACACTTGCTCAACGTACTTGGTATGGATCTCGTTGATCTGCGCGACGCCGTGATCGTGGCCGTTAAAACGGTCTGCTAGTTCGGGGTCACTGGACATCGGTGTGATGTTTAGGCACCTTGTTTCTTTCCAGAGCAAACGACCTAGTTTTTGCAATGTCTCAGTGTTGTTGGGCCAGCCAACCGAGATTGCTTCAGGGAACCATTCTTGGCATTTGGTTTCTAGTGGTACTTCTGCAATTCGTGGTGACGCCAAGACGGTCGTGCTAGTGGTGCTGGTTGTGGTTGTTGCTAGTAGTTCCTCTGCGCGGTCGGCAAGTTGCTGAGGTGTCAGGTCCTGCAATGTGATTGTTTGCCGGGGCGCAATAGTAAGCATCGGTGACGATTCCTGTACGTCTGAGATCGCCCAGACTGCCAACATTGCGTAAGTGGCTAAGGCTAAAAAGGTAAGTCGTTTAAGGTTCATTTAGTAATCCTCTGATAGGTCCGCAACTGATTTGCGGGTGCTGAAGAATCCCTCCAGCATTGGTTTCTGCATGATCTCTCGAGCCATAAAAGCGCGGTAATTGTTGTTGAATTTGAACTCGCTACTGGGGTCGTTAGTGATCGCGTGTTCGTAGCGCAAGACTTCAATAAGAGCTGCGATGCCGTAATGCGTGTATCCGCGGTGCATGAGCTGGTAACACATTTTGGTGAGGGTCGGCATGACCCAAGGGTTTGCCTCTTTGAAGGCTTCATATTTAAGCATCTCGGCTGGAACAGCGAGAACGTCAAAAAGGGATGGTTGCATTGTTTCCTCCTGCGGTCGGGGTCCCGCTATTACGGGACGCACTTGGTTGCCAGTCATTAGACCGACTCCCAGACCAAATGTCAAGTCACCGCACGTCGAGTGTAGGAAAAGCCGCTATGGCATCTAGGACGGCTTGTGGAAGGTTGTCTCCGCAGACGTAGCGAATATGCCACGCTTCTGCGTTAGCACCGTTTTTGACTTCCCATGAGAACCCAAACTTTAGGGCGTTGCTGGTAGAAAATCCGTCGCCTAGTAACCATTCAAGTCGTTTGCCTGAAGCTGACGCGACATCTATCGCGAGCCCCCAACCGTGGTTGCTTGTACCGGGTGTGCCTGCTGGGGCGAAACCTTGTTTTAGGAACCACACTTGCCCGTTGTATTTGCGGGTCACTTGGGGTTTACGAAAGTTGGGTTTGGCTTCGTACCGTTCATTGAACAGGGCTACTTGTTGGGCTAGTGGGCGGTATGCGCCGACGTGCTTGAGTTCTATTCCGTCAAAGTATGCGGCGAGTTGTAGCGCGTTCCATGCTGTTGCCGCGAGGCTGTGCAGTTTGCCGTTTGGGGCTTTGATGTCGCGTAATAGGGCTGGTTTGATTTCGCCGTTCTTTTGACCTTCTAGGTCGGTCGGCATGATAATCGGTAGTACCGGGTAGTTAGTCATCTTGTTTGTCTCCCTTGTCTTTGAGGCCGTTACTTGCCAAGATTCCAGATAAGGCACCGGTAAGAAACAACATCATTGGTGATAGTAACGCCCAGGCTGATTCGTCATTAGGGCTGACTTCTAAAGGTTGAATTACAAACAGCAGGCCGTACAACAAAGCTGCAGTTGAACCTAGAAACGCTACGGCTAAAGCAATACCAACGATGAGTATTAGTCGGGCTTTAATTTCTGAGTTTGTGTATTTCTTCACGGGTTGCACCTTGTCGCTGTGGGTTGGGTTTCGCAGTTGTTTCGAGTGCGGTCGCTACAGCTGGTAATGACCAGCATTAGGGCAATGGCAAGAGCGGCGATCACGGCGAGAGTTTTCACTTTTCGGCTGCTTCGGCTTCGGCTTCACGTTCGTCTGCGTCGGCTTCTTCTTCGGCTGTATACGGTCGTTCGGTTTGGTTGCCTTCAATGTCAATGTCAATGTGGGTTCGGTTCATGGTTAGTTCCTGTATCCGTAAAGTTTGTAGTTGCAGTTAGTAAATGTTGATGAAGCAAGCAAGATTCTAATTCCGTTGTAGGAAGTTGTGTTGCCAAGTTGACCCGCAAAAGTGATACCAGCGTAAGAACCAGCCAAACGGGTGTCTATTGACTGCCCGTTAACTGAAGTGTATTGCGTTGCAAAAGGGCTGTGTATTTCAAAACTTAAAGCACCCGACGCAGCACCGCCGTTTTGAACGGCACCTGTGTCAAATTGTGCAGCGTTATTTCCACGAAAAACGGAAACAGTGCCGACAGCGACATCAACCTGTGTGACACCGTAGTAGTAGCCAGTTGTCGCAGGCGTACCGCTGTTTTGTAATCGCAACTGAATTGAAGGCAAACCAGCCACAGTACGAATTTGTGTCAAAACAAGTTTGTACGATTCATAGTCAGCATTGAAATTAGTTATGTCAAACGATGAACCGCTAGTAACAGTACCACTAGTAATTTTCCACATGCCGACAGCGTTCATTTGTGCCGCTGTCAGGACTGCGCCCGAACTAAAATCTGGTGGTGTAGCCATAATGTTTCTCCTTTACCAGCCGAGTCGACTGGTGTCTAAAATACCTAAAGTTGATGAGTTAAGCGTAAAAAATTGGTAGTACGTCAACGGACTAAACGACAAATCAAAAGTGGTTTGCTCCGGCGTCACGTTAATTTTATAGCCTTCCATCACCATGTCTTGACTGTAATCGCTAAGTTGATTTGGCGGCCGATACTCAAAATTGACTGTTCTGTTGTTTGAACTAAAACATTCATACAACCATGATTCTAAAGCGTCGCTGTTTTGCGCTACATCACTAAAAGAACAAGTAAACCGTTCTTGCGTTGGGTCGTCAAAATTGTTTGCAATCCAATCAGCGTTACCACTTGCCTGCGTAGTTGTGTAATCAACTGTTGACGACGAATAAAACGCAGGGCCGTATGTTGAAACAGAAGTGGCGTTAGTACTGGTTTGGCTAGCCAAGCCGTTAGGTGAAACTGTCGCCGTGTTAATAAATTCAAAACCTGCCGCTATGCGTTCAAACTGTTGGTATGCAATCCGTGTTGTTGATGGCGTACGACCTATTTTTGTGGCAATCGGTGCAAGGGTTGAAACATAATTACGCCCAATAAATTGAAGGGCATTGCCTTCTAGAAAACAGTAACCCCGTTCTGTGGTCACAAGAAAGTTTAAATAATTGGTGACTGTGCCGGTATAAGTAGTTCCACTAGCAATGGAACCTGAACCGTAACCGATGACGCCCATATCGGCAGGCAAAATACCTGAACTACTAAAAGTGTCTAACTGGTTATCGCAAGTATCTTGAGCAATCACAAAATTAGTTGCTTGGATTCGACCAGCCCTAGAAATGAAATCAGCACAAGTAAACGTGACGGTGCTTAAACCTGTGTCGCCAGGGTAATCGTCATATGTTATTTTTTGTAACCAAAAATGGCAGTTAAAATCGCCAGCAAGGTATGTACCTTTGACCGTTAACATTTTGCCGTATTCAACAGTTGCAGCAAAATTGTCGTTGTTATTAAGTGTGATGACGCATTGACCACCCGAATAAGTGTCCAAATATTGTTCACGGCCACCAGTAATGTTTAACGACAAAACACGGCTAGTAAAACTTGTTGCGCCTCCGTCAGCCGTGACAGTCCAAGTCATCTTTGGCATTACATCGCCCTAGTGTTTACAGGCACTGGGCCCAACTGACGCACGTACTGTTGCAAGGCTCTAACGATGCTGTTGGGGTCGCCACCGTTGACATTGACCGTGATGTTCGCTCCGCCACCCATTGCGTGGTTCGGCGTAATGTTCCCAGACGACGACGGTGTAAACAACTCTGGCCCGCGCTCACCCACAAGATAAGTCGAGCCACCAGCGACCGGACCCCCGAGGGCTCTTGCGCCACCAAACCGCCGTTCTTCAATTCCTGTGTTGACTCCTCTTCCAATTCGATCAATTAAAGTAATAGCGCGATCTAATTGTTCAGTATCAACAAGGATTCGAATCTGATTCTTTTCCGCATTAGTTAACGTCACTGTGCCAGCGAGGGCTAGGACCATCAGCTGAGCGTTAATTAGGCTTTCGTTATATTCATCAACTGCCTCTTTTGAACCGCCGTAAGCCTCAACCGCTTTTTCTTTAAGACCAGCCAACTGTTCTTTAGCGTCGGTCATAGCACTCTCAAGTTTTAGCGTGCCGATCAAGGACTGCCATTTAAGATCAATGATTGCTAACTCTTCAGCTTGCTGCTCAATTTGGAGGTTCATCAAAGCCATTTCTTCGCGACCTTCTGCAAGCCTTGAATTGACATATCCGCTATACGCATCGCCAAGAGATTTTGCAGCTTCTTCAGCCGCTTTGGCGTTTTCTTCGTTGTCGTTAAATAAGCCGCCTAATGCGCCGAGAGCCCTTCCAAGGGGTCCCTCTTTCAGTTGTCTACCTAATCCTTCCCAACTGGTCAAATCTTTTAAGTCAGACACGATGTCAATAAAAACGCCGCCAGCGTTAATAACAAAAGCGTTCCAAATGTCACCAAGTTCTTGAATGGTTTCTCGGTACTCTTTAGCCTTTGCTAGTTCTTCATCCGAGATAACTTGCGCGTTCGACACAGAATCTAAAGAGGCTTTAAGATCGTCTGCGCCCATCTCAATAAGTTCGGCCATGGACTGCCAGCCCTTACCAAGCAGCTGCGCCGCAACCGTTGCTTTTTGAGCTGGGTCTTTAATGCCTTTAATTCGTTCAATGGTCTTAAGGAAAGTTGCGTTGACGTCTAACGACCCATTTTTCAAATAGACAAGGTCAACACCAAGGTTTCGCACCTTGTCTGGGTCCGCACCAATCGTTTTATTGAGTCGACCAATCGCACCTTCAACGGCGTCTACCGGGATACTCAGATCGCCCGCTACCTCAATATAACGTGACGCGTCCTCAACCGATAATCCTGTTGCATCCGCAAATTTGCCTGACGCTAACGCGATGTCTTGAAAGGCTGTGATTGCTTTAGTTGCAAAAGTTGCAAGAGCGGCCCCACCTGCAATAGCAAGGTTGCCAGCGTTGGCTTTAACTGCGTCTAAAGCAACTTTAGAGCCAGCTTTAAACTTGCCCATTCCACCTTCAGCGTCACCAACAGCAGTTTTAAAGTTACCAAAAGCGGCTTTAGCGGCCTTAATCCCTGAGTCTGAGAACTCGGTAAGAATCGGAATGTTAATTGCCATCAGAATTTAACTTTCATTAGTTCCTTGTTCGCTTCAAAGATTACCTCTTTGATAACAGGCTCTAAGGCTTTTTGGAAGTCTGGGATCGCTTTTTCGCCACCAGCCCAAACCATGCGCGACGGACCGCGACCAATCTTTTGCGTAAGTAATCCCGAAAAGTTTGGGCGACTACGCGGACCACCACGGCCTCCACCGCCAGCCTTGCCAGCCATATCTGCAATCGCGAGTGCTGCACCTTTTGTCCCTACAGTGATCGTGCCAATAGTTTCATACTGGGCACCTTTTTCAATGTTGCGTTTGCGTGCTTTTCGAGTGTTGGTCTTAACCACAATGTTCTTGGTCTGACCGTTCTTCCACCCGGTACGCCACGGGCCGTCCATGCCTCGAGTGGGCGACGACGACGGAACCAGCGGTGTAATTGCGTCAACAACGACCTTGCCTAGTTCACGGATCTGCTTGCCGTAAGCGCGACGCAATTTAGGGTCAATGGAATTGATCGTCCGCAGAGCTTCTTTAAGCCCTGTTGGTTTAAGATCTATTCCAAGACTCATTTTTTGCTCTCGTTCTGCTCGATTATCAACCTGATCATTTCGTCAATGATCTGGGCTGGTGTTTCCATCAGATCCAACGGACTGATGCCTGTACGAACAGCGAGCTGCGCGATCAGGTTAGTGGCTCTTCCTGCGGGCCCTGTTTGGCTTTTGGGATAAACGTGATATCCATGACGTTCTCTACCCAAGTGCTAAACAACGGCACCACAATTTTCTTGGTTCGTAACGCATCCCAAGCCAACCATGCGAGAGGCTTGAACTTCATGTCCTCTAAGAAACGGCCCACGGAGAGCGTGGGGTGATGATCTTCCCACCTGCACGCAACTCCGTAGGTGATCGGTGCTTCGAATGTTTCACCGTCAGCCATTTCTACTTTTAATGTCATGCCAATCATGTCGGGGTCCTTTGGTTAGTTGTTGATTACGGGCTGGTGATGTCGCGCACCCACGTGCCGCCGACATAACTTACGCTTACTTGGCTGAGCTCTGAAACGGTCGTTACGATCGGCGTAAACGAAGCCAACATAGCATTACTGATCGTGTATTCGGGGTTACTGGCGGACTCGGTTGTGCCTGCTGGTGAGATGACCAGAGTAGTGGTGCCGTCGCCGACCTGATCAAACAGGGTGGCTTCAATTTCGCCTGTTCCGTAGTTCATGAACATCGTTAAGGTGACGTTCACCATTTGGAGGCCTGACACGAAGCGGTGTCCGGTATCGCCGAAGGTCGTTGATTCGAGTGAGTCGTAACCGATCTCAAGTGAGGCGGCTGAGGTGTTCTGAGTGACGTCCACTCCACCGATGGTGACGGTTGGGTTGGACAGGTAAACGGTTTTTGTTGTGGGCATGGTTTTTCCTTTATGGGATGCGCTTGGAAGCGATTCTGATTGTTAGGTCGTATGCGGGTAGTTCTTGTGAACCGATTTGAGCAAGCGACGGTGAGCCACTCACAACAGCAATAGAACTGTTCATGATTGTGTCCACGACGCCGAGGATGTAGTCGCTTGAATCTTGGTTGCCGGGTGGCGCGCCAAGGACTCGGAGATCAACTGTGATGTCTGCAATTTGGTTGTTGAAACAAGTAAACGTCGGTAATTCCACGAACACGGTAAGCGGTCGTGCGTTGCGCGGATCGGTGACAGGCTTGAGTCCCAAGGCTGTAAGCGACGCTGACACGGTGTCAACGGTGTCCGTGAAAATTCCTGCCATTTCATGCACACTGCGATCGTTTAATGCCGAGCAACTGGTTTACTCGACCCAAGGTCATAAGCGGTGGTCCTGTCATGTCACCAAACGACGCGTAACTGTCTCCAGTGGTCCCGCGTTCACGGTAAAGCCCTGCGGCGTAAAGCGTGGTTCCTAACAGTGCAGCACTGTCAGGGGCAGTCGTCAGACTGTCGTGGTAACCAGCCTGCACGCGACGCCTGAAACACCATGAATTTGCAGCTGCGACACAAGTCGTGAGAAACGCGGTGTCATTTGCCGTGGCCGACGCGATCCCGAGAAACTCTTGCGTGTTTGCGACCGTGGTCCAACTGCACGTTTGGGTCCAAGTTACTGTTCCAGTCGCTGAAGCTCTTTGATAGTTATCGAAGTTTGATTTGACAAGTAGTTGATTCGTGATGGTGACTTCATAATCAAATAAGAAATCACCTTCAACACTGACACCAACAAACCCAAAAGTAGGGACAGCCTGAACGATGTAAGTCGCATCAAAATCGTTTCCTACTCCTGCAACGACGATTGTTTGACCGATCGTGATGTCTGTGGCCTCGAGAGTCTGGATCACGGCGTAGTCGTCTACACGTTGTGCGTGCGTGACGGTGAATACGGCCATGATCCAGTTCCTCTCTTAGTTTTCGTCTATCAGACGAAAGCGGCCTTAATGGCAAGTTCTGGGGAAACAACTTTACTTGCCCAGTACCCGCGCACTGCGATCTGCCTGCTGAGTTGTGAGGGCTGTTCTACGGAAATGAGGCCCTTATTCAATTCAAACGATTCAAGCGCACGCGGATCAAGGATGGTCATGCCAGCGGAGGTCAAGTTGCGGTCAACGACAACGCGCAAACCGAAAGCAAACGCGCCCTGTGTCGAAGCGACATTGAGTGAACCGTATGCGTTCATTGGGCCAACCTGTGGGAACAACGGACGGTCTGCGGTATCCGACAAACTGCCCATCAATTTCCAGACGTTTGGCGACACGGCGAGGACGGACGGCAAGTTGCCATTTGAGCCAGTCAAGATGTCTGCGGCGGCGGTGTACATCCACTCAACCCAGTAAGCCGGGTCAGCGATTGATGCGTTAGCAAAGTTGTTGCTGTTGGTGGTGCCAGTCTGCAATTCCGAGCAGGCGAGCAAGTCGGTGCGGTCCATGTAGACGCGCATCATGTCGTCAAGCAACGGTCCGAGTGCTTCAGGTTGTGACCAGTCAATTGCGGCTTCGCTGATTTCAACATAGCCACCCTGAATTGTCTTGGTGATCTGCACGTCATTGATTTCGAATTGTGACGCGGTAATGGTCGTGTTCTGTGTAGCGGTGCCCACTGAGTTATGGACGCTCACTACGGGACGAATGAAAACGGAGCCTCCCTGCGGCATGGGGCGCAATGTGGTTGCATCCACGAGAGGACGCGAGCCAACAAACGTGTTTACCACATTTTGAATGATGGGAGTTGGGATCACACCAGGCAAATCAGGCGTGGTCACGTTGGGAGCTGCGGCGCGGATGTTTTCGTTGAGTTGTAGGAAATCACTGCCACCGCGTACGAATGCTGAGATGTATTCGCTAACGGACGGCAATTTGAATTCGCGCTTGGCGGTTGCATAGATCGGTTGAGTCGCAACAGCGGCTTCAACGCTTGTGGGTTCTGACATGGTTTCATCCTCCTCGGATGGTGTTGTTGGGGTGGTTTCTGTTGGTATTTCTTCTTCGGGTTCGTCGGCCTGAGCCACAAGGTCGCGTATTTCTGCGCCCGAGAACGCTGGAACGGCGACAAGCGATAACTCGACAAGTGAAGCGCGAGTGACGACGGTGGCTTTTAGTTCTTTGTCGTAATACGACTCTTGGACTTCTGCGCCAACACTGACGGCATCATAGGCACCCGAGCGGATAAGTTCTACGGCATCCGCACTGGCCCTCGTCCGGGCGAACGTTGCAGTGAAGCCGAGGCCCTCATCCATATCGGCGAGAGCGTTCACGGTGCCACGCAACTGCGTTAAATCGTGTCCCTCAATAAGTTTGGCGGCTTTCTGATTGACATCAAAAGCACCTCGCTCAAACGCCACACGCTGACCGCCTAAAACGGTCGCGGTAACTGGAGCCCACGGAACTGCAATACCAGAAATAGACGCGGGTGCGTCGCTATCTGATTTTGCAAAATCCAATGTGGGGAGATCGGCTGTAAGTCGAATCATGCCATTTCCTCTGATCTGCGTTCTTCTGCTGATGGTTCGTAAGCAACATTTGCCAAATCGTTTTCGGCGAGATAGTCGTCAACATCAAATTCGACATAACGGCCACGGGGCAGAATGTTGTTCATTGACAAAGTTTGTTCAATGCAGTCCAAATACTGTTTTGCGCCGAACAAGTAAAGGTCTTGTCGTGCGGACTGTGCGTTTTGGTATGTGTAGCCCTGTACCCCGATTCCTAAAAGGTATGCGGGGACCCCGCAGACTCTTGACGTTTCGAGTGCTTGGAACTGGCGCGCTTCCACTAATTGGAGTTTATTTGGGTCCGCGGAATATTCTTTATAAGTTACGCAACTGTTAAGGGCCCCAATAGCCCCTACCTGACGAGCATTACGCCAAGCGGCCGCAAGTTCGGACAAATCTTCGGCGGACATCGGTTCGGATGCGTCGGTCTGCTGAAGCCAGCCGGCCGCGATCTCATTGACTGCAAAACGGTCGGCGGACTGCTGAAGTTTGATTGCTGTAGCGATTGCGCGGTTGCCCGTGTAGAGCAAACCTTGCGACGGTGCCAAGAACTGGATGACGTCATCAGTGTTTAACTGGATGCCATTGAACATAATGTCGTTAGACGGTCCGAAACGCTGTGCGGTCTGTTGGTCGCCAAGGCTGACCATTGCGGCGGGTAGCCATTCAAACGAAAGCGGACGGCCAGTAGCGGACGACCGTGAGGTTACATACCAAAAGCCTTGTCCCCACAAAATGAGGTCGGTTACCAGTTGCGAGAAAATGAAGTTTCGAGTCACGCGAGGATCGGGCTGATCCATCCACTGTTCGTTTGGAATGTAAATTTCTTCGTACTCGGATCCAGTCCACTGGGTGGTGTAGTGCTTAAGTTCCAAGCAGCCGACCATTGACGCGATCATCTGAATTGAACGCGAAATGGTCGGCACAGACAAAGCGAGTCGTTGCAACTCCCCGACAGAGTACGCGTAAAAATCGCCGATCTGCGCGGCTGATCCAGCCGCGGCCTGAACGGGAGCAGACGCAAACGCGGGGGTCGCATTCACTTTTTTGCTACCGAAAAGAGCCATCCCTGCGATTCTCTCACAATTTTTGTTCTGTGTTAAGTACCCTCAGCCAAAAGCGAAAGCGGCACGTGACGACCGTACTGGTTTGGACGCAAGCATGATTCCCCACACTGCACAACGCGCTAACTCGATCGGTCCGGGTGACTTTTGTGAACTGAGAACTATGGAACCGCCCGTTCTAACCGCGACGCTTCGGGCGAAATGTTCGGCCAGTGCGATGTCGCCAGTGTGGTGGACGCGATCTTCAATAATCATTGAGCGACAAGCCGCAGTCCATTTGAGCAGTTCGGCATATCCGACAATTTGCATTCGACGTCGCAAGTCTGGCGGACAGTGAATTTCTAGCGATGGGGTCACCGCAAGTTTGACCGTTTGGTCGTGCATAATTCGCACAACTTCCTCCCACATTTGCGCAGCTGACTCGACAACGAACGCGACCGACACGATTACGCGTCCGTCATCAAAAGCCGTTGACACTGCGACATAGCGCGAGTCATCAACCGATGAATCAATTGTGAGCCATTGGGTTGGTGGTGCTGGTTTGTCGGATTTGCGGTCATTCCATAGGTTGATCGGCAAATAGGAATTGGTGGAATCTACCCACAGATTGAGGTGGCCTCGAATGAACGCTTGACGGTTCGGAGAGTCAAACGCAAGTTCTAAAGCCTTGGCCGTGATAGTCGTCCCGAGGGCCGGGTTACTCCAGCCCCAATATGATCGATCCTCCAAACTCACCCCAGGCGGAAGTGACCACTCAGCGAAATAGAGCGCAGTTGGTTGACCCGAGTCAATCGCCGCAATGCCCTGCTCTCTTAGTTGTAAAAGGACGGTACTGCCCTGATCGCCAGCCGTGCTAAAGAGCATCATCATGGGATTCTTGACTGCGATCTGCGAAGGCCGTAAAGCCGTAAAAACGACCTCGGGGCTAATGTCCCAAACCTCATCCACCAGCAGAACTGAGGCGGTCATACCGTGAGCATGAGCAGACGCCGCGACAACCGAAATGCTTGAACCGTCTGGAAAGTTGATCCGCTCGTCACCGTTCTGCCAACGAACCTTGCAATCAAAGTTTTCAAGGTCTCGGACAACATCCCGAAACAAGGCCATGCTTCGACGCTTCTGGTTAGCGACAATGACGATCGTTTGAGGCTCACGGCGAGCAGCTGCATACTCGGTAGCCATAAACCCAGCAACCGCCCGCATCACCAGGCTCTTGCCGTTCTGACGTGCCGTTGAGATACACGCCTCACGAAACACAAAGTCGCCGTCGGCATCCACAGTCAACGCATCGTTGACGATCCGCTGTTGCCAGTCCATGAGATCAATTTCTAGGACGCGCTTAGCCCACAAGGTCAGGGCAGGACCAAAACTCTCACCGGGTGGAACAGGCGTTACCAACCTCGGCTCGATACGGCCAGATATGACTGAACCACCGCTGGTTCGGGCTGGTTCCTGCTGGTTCGGGCTAGTTGAGGGTATTTTTAAGG